CGGACGACCTGGAGGGCCTCAAGGCCGCCCGGAAGCAGATGGCCACCCTACCCCAGCTCAAGGACGCCGCCAAGCAGTACGGGTACTACCTCTCCCACATGGACGAGCTGGTCGGCGAGGTCTACGCCCAGGCCCTGAGCCCGTCGCCGCTGACGTCCCAGGGCCTGTCCGCCGCCAAGTTCAACGAACACTTTGGGCCCTGGATTGACTCGACCAAGGCAAAGTTGGCCCTCAAGTTTCTGGCCCCAAAGGCCTCGGTCTCCGTGCCCGTCAATCCGGGACCGCCCTCAATGGTAGGCGAGGTGGCCGGCAAGCACTCGACCGTGGGCTCCCTGGCTAAGGCTCTCCTGCAGCAGGGGATCCCCGATGACGACGTCCTCGCGGCCGTCAAGGCGGAATTTCCCGCGGCTAAGACCTCCAAGGCCAGCCTGTCCTCGTACAAGGTCGAGCTGAAGAAGCAGGGCCTGCTCCCCAACAAGGCCTCGGGCCCAGTCGTCAAGGCGGTGGTCGCCCCCGAGCCCGTCCTGGCCCCGCCACCACCAGCCAACCCACACGCCGACGTCATCGGCCCACCAAAGTCCCGGCAGGGCTGGAAGCTCGAGGTCAAGGAGGACGCCAAGAAGCTCTTCGAGGCCGGAGTCCTTGACAACTACACGGTAGTCAAGACCCTGCAGGCAAAGTACGCCCTTGGCTCCGAGGCCAATATCAACTACGCCAACGTGGCCTCGTGGAAGAGCGCCTGGAAGAAGGCTAGCCCCTCCGCGGCCAAGTCTGCTGAGAAGGCTGCCGAGAAGGCCACCAAGGCTGTGCCGCCGGCGATCGAAAAGCCCAAGCTGGCAGACGCCACGCTGAGCCCCGTTACAAGGAACGTGCTCGAGAAGCTGAAGGCCTCTGCGCAGCAAGGAGGCGACTGGATCGCAGCCCAGAAGATCATGAAGGCCTCCTTTGGGAAGACCTTTGATCCGTCCGAGGGCAAGGCCCTGTGGGACCTGGCCCTGTACGAGGTCAAAGTCGGGAAGGTGGCGCAGCAGCCCTATCTTGGGGCAATCCAGCCAAAGCTGGCTTCGGTCAAGCCCGAGGCTCCTGCCATCGACCTGACGCCGACCCGACTGGCGACCAAGCCCTCCGAGGGCATGCCCCCTCCTCCACGTTTCACCGAGGACCAGCGCGCCGCGGCCCTGCGGAGGTACCTTGGGGTCTCCCCCGAGGGGGCTTCCGGCTACGAGCGTATCGCCAAGGTCCAACGGGATTTAGGCCTTGAGGAGATCACGCGGACGGAGTACGCGGCAATGAAGGCCTACACGGGCAGCCATTACCACAAGCTCAATACCAACCTCCGCGCCGGGGCGTACTCCCACGACCAAGCCCTTCAGGCCGTCGTCGAAGCCGCGCAGCACGGACTGGCAAAGATGCCCAAGCACGCGGGCTGGACCAACCGGGGCGTCACGGCCAACGAGGGGCTGCTCAGGCAGGTCCTGTCAACCCACACGGTTGGTGCCGTCGTCGAGGAGAGTGCCTTCGTGTCCACCTCGACGGCCTCGGGCTTTGGTGGTAACATCCGCATGAAGTTTTTGTCCAAGACGGGGGTTGACGTCTCCAAGCTTTCGCACTATCCTAGTGAGGCTGAAGTCCTCTTTGCCCCAGGTACCAAGTTTAAGGTGACCCGTGTAGAGAAGGCCAGCGAAATGCACTACACAATCACAATGGAGGAGGTGTGACATGGCCGAGAGCCCCCTTGAAGAGTCAGGGACCGTCGAGAGTCCCGGGTGGGCCGAGAAGACGGCCTTTGTCGTTGGCCTGCCGGAGGACCCGGATGCGATCCCGACCATGCGCTACCAGTCCCTACTTGGTCGCGTCTACGTGACCAAGCGTTGGAGGGACGGCAGCGTAGCCCGGGGCGAGGTTACCCTCGCGGACCTGGAGGCCCTCGTCGGTGGGCCCGTCAGGGAGGGCTGGTACGACGAGATGGGCAGCTACCTGGGTGCAATGCCGCCCCTGGACGAGGAGGACGAGAGGTCGTGACAACAATTGCCTACAGCCGCCGCGAGGGCCTCATGCTTGCGGACACCCGGGCTTATGGCTTTGACCGGGGGCCTGTCGGGGCCAAGGACAAGGTATTCTGGACGGACGACGGCTGCCTGGTCGGTATTTCATCCAACACCCTGGGCCTGCCTGAGCAGCTGCGCGCCTGGGTCCTTGCCGGCATGCCCGAGGACTGCCGGCCCCGGGTCGAGAGCGAGGCCTGGTGTGAGGTACTTATGGTGCACTCTGACGGCACCGCCGCCCTGATGAATAAGACGCTGGCCCCGGCCCGTGTCACTGGGGAGCTCTTTGCGGTAGGCTCGGGTAAGGAGTACGCTCTCGCGGCGCTTCACCTCGGTCACAGGGTGGTCGACGCCCTTGGCGTCGCCTGCAAGTTGGACCCGTGGAGCGAGTTTCCCCTCTCGGGCTATGACCACGAGGGTCGTGAGCACCGGGTACCTGGGCCCACCGACGTGAGGCAGTACCTCCTGGACCTGAAGCCTACGCAGCGTGACGCCCAGTAGGGCGGCGTGATGCCGTCAGAGGAGTGAGAGAGCATGGAGTTCGAGTTTGAGAAGAACGCACGGGTGGACGCCCTCGAGGTGGTGCCCGAGCAGTTCCGCGGACTGTACGTCGAGGGTGACGGTGGCTACGTCATCGGGGACACTTTCAAGGGTATTGGCACGGCCCTCGACGGCCTGAACCGCAGCCTGAAGGCTGCCCGCAAGGACGCCGAGACTGCTAAGAAGGGCAAGGTCGACCTGTCCCCGCTCGGTCAGCTCCTGTCCCTCGAGGGCGAGCTGTCGGTCGACGCCGTCAAGGCAAAGGTCGAGGAGCTCCAGACTGCTTTGTCCAAGGGTGACCAGGGCAAGGTCAACTGGGACAAGATGAAGGCCGACCTCGAAAAGGGCTATCAGACCAAGCTTGGTGAGAGCGAGGGTCGGGTCCAGGGCATGCAGGCTACCCTCGAGCGCTTCCTGGTTGACAAGGAGGCCATCCAGGCCATCGCCGGCGAGAAGGGCGTGCCCGAGCTGCTCCTGCCCCACATCAAGACCAAGGTCAAGGTCATCCAGGATGGGGACGACTACGTCGTCCGCGTGGTTGACGCCGCCGGGGACCCCCGGGGTGACGGCAAGGGAGGCTTCATGACCGTCGGGGACCTCGTCAAGGAGATGAAGTCCGACAAGGTCTTTGGCCGGGCCTTCGAGAGTGACTCGGGTCAGGGGTCCGGGGTCAAGCCGGGCACCACGGCACGTCAGCCCAGTGGTCAGTCGGCGCCCAAGTCTTCGGTCGACAAGATCGCCGCGGGCCTGCGGCGCATGCGCGGCTAAGTTCCACCCGGGTTAGAAAGCTCCTCCCCGAGGCCCCGCAGAGAGATCCTGCGGGGCCTTATCCATTCAAGCAGGCGGGCCTTCTGGAGCCCTCACGGCCGGGGCGCTAGATAACACTGGCCTTCACGCTATGCCCCCCGGCCCCGTCTTGACGGCATAGTGTTGGCAGACAAGCTGAGAGGAGGCCCCTCCCGCAGGCGTGATGCCGTCGGGGCCGACAGTCGGGTGACCCGACGGCCAGCAAGACCGACACGCAATCACCCAAAGATAGGAGAGGCCCCATGGCTTCCGTGACTCTCGCCGAGTCGGCCAAGCTCTGCCAGGACGAGCTGGTCGCTGGCGTCATTGAGAACGTCGTAACCGTCAACCGCATGTTCGAGGTCCTGCCGTTCGATGGCATCTCGGGCAACGCGCTGGCCTACAACCGTGAGAACGCCCTGGGCGACGTCCAGGTCGCCGGCGTGGGCTCGACCATCACGGCCAAGGCCGCCGCGACCTTCACCCAGGTGACCAGCTCGCTGACCACCATCATCGGGGACGCCGAGGTCAATGGCCTGATCCAGGCTACCCGCTCCAACCACGTCGACCAGACCGCCGTGCAGGTGGCCTCGAAGGCGAAGAGCTGCGGCCGCAAGTTCCAGGACATGCTCATCAACGGCACCGGGTCCTCGAACCAGTTCAGCGGGCTGCTGAGTCTGGTGGACTCCAGCAAGGTCGTGACCGCCGGCGCCAATGGGGCGACCCTGACCTTCGATATGCTGGATGAGCTGATTGACCAGGTGACCGATAAGGACGGCGTCGTCGACTATCTGACCATGCCGGCCCGCACCCTGCGGTCCTACTACGCCCTGCTGCGCGCTCTGGGCGGCGCGTCGATCGGCGACGTGGTGACTCTGCCCTCGGGGGCTCAGGTCCCGGCGTACCGCGGCATCCCGATCTTCCGCAACGACTACATCCCGGTGAACCAGACACAGGGCTCGGCCTCTACCTGCACCACGGTCTTTGCGGGCACCCTTGACGACGGCTCCCAGAAGTACGGCATCTCCGGCCTGACCGCCGAGAACGCGGCGGGCATCCAGATCAAGAACATTGGCGAGAAGGAAGACGCCGACGAGGAAATCACCCGTGTTAAGTGGTACTGCGGTCTGGCCCTGTTCAGCCTGAACGGTCTGGCCGCCCTGAAGGGTGTCCTGAACTAATCCGGCGGCAAGCAGGATTACGGCACGGGCC